GTAGATAAAGAAGCAGCGGAGTTCCTGTATTCTTGTATGCATGATATGGATACGTCATGGGCTGATACAATATCTGAGATATTATCTATGTTAACTTATGGGTTTAGTTTCCATGAAATTGTCTATAAGATTAGGCGAGGACCTCATGAGAGAAATAGTAAGTTTAGAAGTAAGTACTCAGACGGCAGAATAGGATGGAGAAGAATGCCTATTAGGTCGCAAACCTCGTTGCATGAGTGGATGTTCGATGAAGAGGGAGATATTAAGGCGTTTGTCCAACAGGACCCTAATACCGGCAAGACTGTAGTTATACCGCTGTCAAAAGGGCTTTTGTTTAGAACTAGAGTATTAAGAGATAACCCAGAAGGTAAGTCGCTGTTAAGAAATGCGTATAGGCCTTGGTACTTCAAGAAACATATTGAAGAGATAGAGGGCATAGGTATTGAAAGGGACCTCGCAGGTTTTCCAATATTATACGCGCCAGAGGGTTTAGACCTTTGGAATGATGAAGATACAAGGCTTATGAAGCTTAGACAGAATGCAGAAGAGCTAATACGAAATGTTAGACGAGATAGCGAAGAAGGTGTATTGCTTCCACATGGTTGGGAATTCAAGTTATTATCCTCAGGCTCAGCTAGACAGTTTGATACGAACGCGATTATTAATAGATATGATTATAGAATTGCGATTACTATGCTATCAGATTTGGTGCTACTGGGCGGTGAGAAGACGGGTTCTTTTGCTATGGCTGAAACTAAGCAATCATTGCTAGCTACTGCACTTAATGCTCAGATACAGAATATAGCAGATATATTCAATAAATACGCAGTGCCTAAATTGATGCACTATAATAATTTTGAAGATATAACTGACTATCCAAAGATAGTACCTGGAAACATTGAATCTCCAAGTCTGAAAGAGATTGCATTGTTACTTCGTTCAATGGGATTAGATATATCAGGCGACATGGAACTGATGAACCATTTGAGGAAGATATCAAGTCTGCCACAAATGACTGAAGAAGTGTTCAATGAGGTCTACAGAGGCCAAGACAAGAGAGAAGGGTCAAAACCTATAGATGAAAGTTTCAATGACGATGACACTGTAGATAATGACTTTGAGCAAGGAGATGGTTACTATGTATAGTGAACAGTGTAAGGAGGTTTTTAAATGGCTAGTAAGACTATAGAAAATGTTAATAGGAATACTATCTATATTAATGATGATGGACATGGGTATGAGACTACAAGTGTAACGAATAGTGAGTCAGTGTATCTGGATGACGGTACCTATGTGAGATATGATGAATCGTTGTATATTGAACAACCAATAAATATAAATGTAGAAATTTTTAAGTCCAATGAGTTTGAGAAACTTGTGAGCGGTTGGGCTAGTGTAGCAAAGAACGCCGATGGCTCATTACCATTAGATTGGGATGGCGATGTAGTAACCGCTGAGGTATTAGAGAAGGCAGCTATTGATTTTATGCTAAAGTACCGTGAGAGTGGTGAAATGCATAAAGGAAAGGCAAAAGGGACTGTAGTAGAGTCTATTGTATTTACTAAACAGAAAATGAAAGCTATGGGAATACCTGAGGGAACTATCCCAGAAGGATGGTTCATAACAGTTAAGATACACGATGATGAGGTATTCAAAAAGGTTGTAGATGGTGAGTACAAAATGTTTTCAATCCAAGGTAAGGCAAGGAGATTAAAAGTTTAAATCAAAGTGTAATAACACGCTGCTGGGCAGCGTATAATATAATCAAGGAGGTGTTAATGGTGCCGAACCTTCTTATAGACCTGGTAGTTGATAGGGTTGATTTAGTTGACGAGGGGGCAAATTCAGCAGCCTTTATAAAATTATATAAAAGAAAGGAGATGGAAACAGGTATGGATTTTAATGAAATTATTTCAAAACTTAAGCCTGAGCATGCTGAAGTAATCCAAGCCGAATTAGCTAAGGCTAAAGCAGAAGTACCGGAAGAAATTGCTAAAGAACTTTCTGATACTAAGGTAGAATTAGAAACACTAAAGGCAGAGCTTGAGAAATTTAAGGAAGAAGCGAAGAAGTCTAAAGAACCTGCACAGGAGGAGAACTTTGAAGAAGTTCTTAAGAATTTAGACCCAGCAGTTCAAAAAGTATTCAAGTCCTTGCAGGCTCAAAAAGAAGCTGCTGAGCAAATTGCTAAGCAGTTACAAGAGCAGAAAGAAGAAGAGGAGGCTATTGCAAAGGCTAGAGCTCTTAAAGCGCTTCCAGTTGAAGAAGAAAAACTGGTACAAGTGGTTAAAGGTGTTTCAGATGATGTATATGAAATACTTAAATCAGCTGCTAAAGTGTTAGAAGAAAGCGAAATCTTCGAAGAAATTGGAAAAGGCAAGGGCGGAGCTAGTTCTACAGATGCATGGTCAAGGATAGAAAAGAAAGCTGACGAAATTGCCAAGAGAGATGGTATAACTAAGGAAAAAGCTATTGGAGTAGTTATCAATGAAAACCCTGAGTTATACAAAGAATATTTGAGTGGAGGTGCTAAGTAATGGCTGCATATGAAATTCCTAATATGAGATTTAGTGCTGAAGCTGGCGCTACTGTGGCACGTAGAAGATTTGTTAAAATAAATGCTTATGAACAAGGGGTTCAAGCTGGCGCTGGTGAAGCAGTTGTTGGAGCATCAATGGTAGACGCTGCTAAGGGTGAAGTGTTGGAGATAGCTAATGGAATTGTTATGGTAGAGGCTGCTGCTGCAATAGTAGCTGGTTCAGAAGTACAATCAGATGCTAATGGTAAAGCTAAAACAAAGGATACCGGCGTTGCTGCTGGAGTTGCAATGACTAATGCCTCCGGTGAAGGTGCGCTAGTATCAATATTGATTAGATAATTGAAAGGAGATGACATGTAATGCCTACTAAAAGTCAAGCGCATATAGATAAGGCTTTAACTAATATATCCGTTGCATATATGCAAGATGAGAGTGCATTTATAGCGGATAAGGTGTTCCCAAGAATACCTGTAAAGAAACAATCAGACGTATATTTTATTTACAACAAAGGAGATTTCTTCAGAGATGAAGCAAGGGTGAGAGCAGGTGCTTCTGAGTCCGTTGGAGGCGACTACGGGGTTGAAGCGTCAAACCCGTACTACTGCAGAGTTCATGCATTCCATAAGGACGTAACAGAGCAAGACAGAGCAAACTATGATGAGCCGTTAGATGCTGACAAAGACGCCACAGACTTTGTTACTCAGAAAATGTTAATCAGAAGGGAGATGGAATGGGCTAGAAAGTTCTTCAGACCTGAGGTATGGTCTACTAAGATTACTGGGGTAAACGCTAACCCAACTGGTAACCAAGTGCTTAAGTTTAGTGACCCAAAGTCCGATCCAATCAAGGTTATCACTAACCAATCCATAGAAATGGCTGCTAAGACAGGTTTCAGACCTAACACATTAGTTCTTTCTCCAAGAGTATTCTACGCCCTAAAGAACCATGAAGACATTTTAGACAGAATTAAGTATACTCAAAAAGGTATTGTAACGAATGACTTATTGGCTACATTATTCGAAGTAGACAACGTGTATACTGCATGGGCGGTAGTTAATACAGCAGCTCAAGGTGAACAAGATAATATCAATTTCATAATGGGTAACCATGCTTTATTATGCTATGTTAACCCAAGACCTGCTATTAAGCAGCCGTCAGCTGGATATATATTTACTTGGACCGGATTAATGGGAGCAAGTGCTTATGGTAGCAGAATCGTAAGAATACCGATGGATAGCTTAGGATTAGGAACTGAAAGAATCGAGGGAGAAATTGCATTCGACGCTAAAGTTATAGCACAAGACTTGGGAGTATTCTTTGAGGACATCGCATAATGATGTATATAGTTAAAAAGCCCTTTAAGTCGATGGGCAAGTTTTATGGCGTAGGGTCTATAATTGAAGACCCTACCGCTATAAAACGATTTAAGTCCAAAGTCAATGAGGGCAAAGTGATTAAAGTTTCTGATGATAATTTACAGACTGTAGCGGCCTATATTAAGGCTAGGTCGAATGTAGATATTCTCCCAAGGTTTACCAAGACTAAACCAAAACCTGATGAACCAAAACCTGATGAACCAAAACCTGATGAACCAAAACCTGATGAACCAAAACCTGAGGAACCAAAACCTGAGGAACCAAAACTTGTAGCAAAAGCCAAAGTAGTAATTAAGAAGAAGTAGGTGATATAATGACTTGGAGCTATTCAGGCGACCCTGCTAGGAGTGAATTAGATAAGTATAGATTTATTATAGGTGATACTGATGAAAATGATAAGCTACTACTAGACGCTGAAATAAATTATATCCTAAATACTTTCGATGACCATAACCTTAGGCTATATAATCTATATCAAAGAATATCAGATAAGTTTGCAAGGGATATAAAAAGGTCGCTAGGCCCACAATCAGAGGACCCTACTTCCAGACAACAGTACTATGCTGATAAGGCTGCGTACTATAAACAGTTATGTAGTACTTTTGGTGTATCAATTCCTAAATATAGCTACAAAAAGGTATTTAGGAAGGGGATGCACAATAATGTTTAAATCATTAAAGAAATGGCTAAATGTTCCGGTTGATATAAAGCCATTTATTAAACGGGATGGTACCGGTAAGCCTATCTTTGGTGACCCTATTTCAACTAAATGCTATCCACAGGGCAAAGTTACTCTAGTAAGAGATGTAAATGGTAACGATATTGTATCAAATCTACAATTATACATTGAAGGTGATATTGCCATTAAGGTCACTGATGTGGTGGTGTTCAACGGTAGTGAGTATAATATTAAAGCACTAGGACCATATTACGATGGCAACACAGGTAAAGTAGATATGGTGGTGGTATATCTGTAATGCGAGTTACTATGGACGTAAATTACACTAAGTTTCATAAGAAGTGTGAAGCAACTATAAGTAAAGTAGCAAAGTCTACTTACACCGCTACTGAGGAAGCTTGTGAAGACATAATGGAGGAAAGTCTCAGACAAGTACCTAGAGATACTGAGACGCTTGCTGGTAGTGCTTTCTATGATATACGGAGGGCAAAAGATTACGGTTTCGAAGCTACTCTGGGATATGGAGGTACTGCAATAAATCCAAAAACAGGAGTGCCTGTTATGGACTATGCAGTAGCAGTTCATGAGGACCTTGAAGCTTTCCACCCTGTGGGTAAGGCAAAATTCCTTGAGGACCCTATTAGAGACTATACATTAAAGAAGTTCCCTAGAACTGTAATAAAGCATGTACGTCCTGCACTAGAGAGTGAGAACAATGAGTGATTTACTTCTTGACTTAATAAACCATCTTGCTTCTAAAGGTATTGTGGAAGGTGATGGAATCGATTCATTTAGGGACTTCACGCCAGAGGAACCTGATAGCGTATTCGTAATACATGAGTACGCAGGAGCTCCTACACCTCTGCATGATACGTTTGTTCATAGGTCTTTACAATTGACCTTTAGAGATAAGAAAGCTAGCGTAGCTAAAGCAAAGTGCAAGCAGATATTTGATGA